TCTTTTGATATGCCAGAAGGATTTGTGCCGGGTATAACCACTGCTTTTGGAACAAGTTTAGGATTAGCCACAGGTAAACCTTTACCTCCAGATGTAACGGTCAAATTCAAACAAGGTAATATAGAATTTAATGTTTCTGGTTCTGACTATAATGAACTAAAAGAAATTATAAAAACACAACCAGATGGTGCTAATAGCAAAGCCGCTGAAAATAAATTAGATGAATTAAAAAATAAAGATGATCGTCTTAACTTAGAAAAGGCGGTAGATGCTGGAGTTTTTGGTGAAGGTGTTACAGCAGATGATATAGAAAGTTCACGTAAAGAAGGTTCTGATGCTTTAGTAAAAAGATTAATGGAACAGGGTGCTACAGCAGAAGAAGCCAGACGCAGAAATAAAGAAAGACTGGCAGATGTTATTGCAAAACAAAAAGAATTAACTGCAGCAGCAGAAAAAAATGCCGCAGAAAGAAAAGCTGCAGCAGCAAGAGAAAGAGCTAGGTTTAATGAAAGACAAGCACAGTTGGCAGCTTCTCCAGAAAAAGATGACAGAGGAACACCCACAACACCACAAGAGGCACGAGCAAGCGCACAAAGAGCAGCAGATAGACTTGGAACAAGTTTAGCAACTAGAGGGAGAGCAAAAGGTGGTTTAATGGAAACACCTAAACCTAAAGCTAAAAAGAAAATGAAGCGTGGTGGATTAGCTTCTAAAAAATAATCTACAATATGTTGGCTACCTAATCCCCCACCCCGGCGTGGCTACGGTTAGCCCCAACAAGGAGAAATAGAATGGCTCAAGAAGCAACAATTATGGCTGAAGAAATGAAGTCACCCAAAAAAGTAGCATTTGCAAATCGCAAATATACTAATGAAGAAAAACGGAAAATAGAAGAAGAAGAACTAGAAGAACTTATTAAAAAGCAAAGTGGTGAGGTAGAAGAAGAAAATAACGAAGTAGAAGAGGAAGAAAATGAACCTACTAACGCAGAAGAAAAAACATTTAAAAAGCGTTACTCTGATTTACGCCGACATCAACAAAAACAAGCAGAAGAGTTTAAAGCTGAACTTGCAGAACTAAAGTCACAACTTTCTGCTGCTACTAAAAAAGAAATGAAACTACCTAAGTCTGATGATGACATAGAGGAGTGGGCAAAAGAATATCCTGATGTAGCAGCTATTGTTGAAACAATTGCTATGAAAAAAGCAAAAGAGCAGTCTGACGAACTTGAGACTCGTATCAAAGCAATTGATGAATTGCAGTATAGTGCAACAAAAGAAAAAGCAGAAGCAGCATTAATGCAGATGCATCCAGACTTTGACGAGATACGTGACAGCGATGACTTTCACGAGTGGGCTGAAGAACAGCCTAAATGGGTACAAGACGCACTATATGAGAATGATAATGATGCAAGATCGGCAGCAAGAGCAATTGACCTCTACAAAGCAGATAAAGGAATTAGCAAAAAATCTAAGAGCAAGAACGATAAAGGTGCAGCAGAGGCAGTTGAAACGAAAAATAAAAGAAGTAAGCCACAGAGTGATGAAACTTCTACGTACTTAAAAGAATCACAAGTGCAAAAAATGTCTGCCCAAGAATATGAAAAAAATGCTGATGATATCATGGATGCTATCCGTAGTGGTAAATTTATATATGATATATCTGGATCAGCACGATGAGTATAATATTTAAACCTGAAAAGGATATTCATCTCCTTGCTCCGTTTGGACCTACTATGGGATACTACCGTATGCCAGAAGAGTTGGTTAATAATTTAAATGACAAGATGTCTGATAAATTAGATGACTACTCTGAAAATTTAGTGGGTAAAGTATCTGCAGAATTAGCATTTGATGACGACATCATAAAGATTGCTCAAGAGGGTTTAGGTAGATTTATAGGCATGTATCAAGCCTATACAGATGACCGAAATAGTATGGGCAGTAAAAAGATGGACAACGAAAAATATAACTATGGACTACAGGTAGTTTCTGGTTGGTTTGTTCGTCAATTTGAAAACGAATACAATCCCCTGCATATACATACAGGCTCTCGTCTGTCTTGTGTAGGGTATTTAAAATTACCAGATGGAATAGAAGAGGAGTGGGAAGAGGATTATAAAGATCACCATCCTGCTAATGGGCATATACAATTTGCTAGTGGTACTCCTTCAGGATACACGTGTACTAACTTTGTAGTTAAACCACAAGTAGGAGACTTCTACGTATTCCCATCACAGCTATTTCATTGCGTATATCCTTTTTATACAAAGGGTGAAAGAAGGTCTTTCAGTATGAATATGAATTTTATTGAAATACCTAAAGAAAAAAGTGTTGACAAATAGTTATTTTTTAGTATAACTATACGTAACAAAGGTGTAAGTAGATTAGCTACCTACTACAACACCAATTCAGCAAACAACAAAGTCTTACGGATTACCTGATGAGCAAGGCCCGTTGAACAGTAGGACGGCCATCTTACTGGAATACGCACCCAAGCAAACCAGCCTCTGAATAAGTTTTGTAAGTTTGCATCTGTGACAATGCTAAATTAGGAGATTAGACATGGCATTTTCTACTGCTAGTGGTTACGGTAATCTTCCTAACGGTAATTTTTCCCCCATTATTTATAGCAAACAGGTGCAACTTGCGTTCCGCAAGTCGGCTGTTGCTGAAGCAATCACCAATAATGATTACTTTGGTGAGATTGCTCAAATGGGTGATTCCGTTAAGATTATCAAAGAACCCGAAATCACCGTTAAGGCATATGCACGTGGTACAACAATCACGCCGCAAGACCTTGACGATGAAGATTTCAACCTGACAATTGACAAAGCTAACTACTTTGCATTTAAGGTTGATGACATTGAAGAGGCGCATTCACACGTGAACTTCCAAGCACTTGCTAGTGACCGTGCTGCGTATCGTCTGGCTGACCAGTTTGACCAAGACGTTCTTGGTTATATGTGTGGCTTTAAACAGTCTGCACTTCACGGTGTAGCTGATACTGCCAACACAACTGTAAATGGCTCAAAAGCAATTTCAACTGCTGGTTCAAACGAACTGCTTGCTGAGATGCAGGTTGACGCTAATGACTTTGGCGGCTCTGCCGACAATGGTATTGGTATTCAGCCACGCCTTCCGGGCGCATCTGCAGTACCGGGTTCGGGTAATGCTAACCCAACCATGATTATTGCTCGTATGGCTCGTAAGCTAGATCAGCAAAATGTTGATACACAAGGCCGTTGGCTTGTTGTCAATCCAGTCTTTCTGGAAATCTTGAAGGATGAAGATTCAAAACTTCTGAATCAAGACTACGGTGAGTCTGGTGGACTCCGCAACGGACTTGTTGTAAATAATCTGCACGGCTTCCAAGTGTATGTTTCTAACAACCTTCCAGAGATTGGAACAGGTTCTGCTACCACAGGTGGTACGAACTCCTCTAACTTTGGTGTGATTGTTGGTGGACATTCATCTGCTGTTGCCACTGCAGAACAAATCAACAAGACTGAGACATATCGTGACCCAGACAGCTTTGCTGACATTGTCCGTGGTATGCATTTGTATGGTCGCAAGATTCTCCGTCCAGAGGCTCTTGTGAACGCTCGTTTCTGTTTGGTATAAGGAGGATTGAATTATGGCTCTTGGTGATAATACTACTTCTGTAGCACGTGGAAATGACGCTCGTGGTCGTAAGCCTTATTTGCTTTCAGCAGAGTTGAACTTTGCAACTGCTGCAAGCGATAAGGGTACAGCCCTTGCTGCTAATGATGTTATTCCGGGTCTGACTATCCCTGCGAATACCCTAATCATGTGTGCTGGTTTTGAAGTTACATCTGCTCATACAGGTACTTCAACCGATACAGATTTTGATTTTGGTATCACAGGTGGTGATTTGGATAACTTTGTTGACGGTTTCGACTTTGATGGTGCATCTGCAGGTGACTACGCATTTAAGGCAGGACAAACTCCTGTGCTTATTGGTGGCACTTCAGATACCATCGACATTGAAATTCAGGCAATGACAGGCACAACAACAGGCGGTAAAATCCGTATGTTTGCTGTATGCTTGGATGTTGATGATCCGGGTGACATGACCGCTCAAGAAGTGGATCGCGATCAACTCGCGTAACATGATGTGATGGGGCAGGGTCTAGGCATAAACTAACCTTGCCCCTCACTTTCATTAAAGGATTTATAATGGCTGAGTCATTTTTAACACTAACAAATAAAGTGCTGGTTAAACTAAACGAAGTAGAATTAACTTCTTCTAATTTTACCTCTGCGCGTGGAGTTCAGGTTCAAGCACAAAACGCTGTTAATGAAGCCATTAGATACATTAATCAAAGAGAATTTAATTATCCGTTTAATCATTCTACTAAAAGTGAAACATTAGTTCCGGGTACTGTTAGGTACAGCATACCGACAGATGCTAAGTCTGTAGACTACAATACTTTTAGAATAGTAAAAGATACAGATACAAATACTGCTGGTGGTAGATTACGTAAGTTAGATTACAATGAATATGTTAATGCTTATATAACACAAGAAGATGAAATAGTAACTACTACTTTAAACGGTTCACATTCCAGTTCAGTTACAACACTCACATTAACATCTACGACAGGTTTTGATTCTACTGGCAAAGTATACATAGAAAGTGAGATTATTACTTACACTGGTATATTAGGTAATGATCTAACTGGTTGCACAAGAGGTGCAGAAAGCACTACGGCAGCATCACATGCAAGTGGAGTTCAGGTTGCACAATTTGATTCTGGTTCTGCTCCAATTAATGTAGTTAGAACACTAGATAATAATTATCTATTATATCCTTATCCTGAAAAGCAGTACACATTAAAATACGATTTTTTTACTTTTCCAACAGATTTGTCAGCGCATGGTGATACAACAAGTATTCCCGACAGATTTGCGCCTGTTATTATAGATGGTGCTGTATCCTTTGTATATCAATATCGTGGTGAAACACAACAATATGGTATTGCTTTTGCTAGATTTGAGCAAGGCATAAAAAATATGCAAACACTTCTAGTAAACAAGTTTGAATATGTTCGTTCTACATATATACCATATACGGGTAATTCTAGAGGTTCTAGTAACGTAAGGGCAGAATAAATGTCAACAACACAACCTAGTGCTTTTAACTGCGAAGGCGGCTTAATACTAAATCGTTCTACGTTTATGATGCAACCGGGTGAGGCATTAGAACTACGTAACTTTGAGCCTGACATTGAGGGTGGCTATCGTAGGATTAATGGGTTCTCTAAGTACGTATCTGCTGTAGTACCACACACTTCATCGTCTTCTGAAAAAGTTCTTATGGTAGCTACGTTTGGTAGTAATGTTTTAGCAGCTAGAGGAACAAGTATATTTAGTGCAACTCCTGGTGGTTCTTCTTGGACAAGCAGGGATAGTGGCAGAACTAGTGCAGGTAAATATAACTTTGAACGCTTTAACTTTGACGGTACAGATAAGATAATAGTAGTAGACGGTGCAAATGCACCTACAGTATTTAATAGTTCTTTAGCTGCAACAGACGTAAGTGAAAGTGATGTAGCTGGTGCTAAATTTGTAGCAGCGTTTAAAAATCATATGTTCTATGCTGGTAAATCTAGCATACCACAAACTGTAGTATTTAGCCAGCCAGCAGACGAAGATGCTTTTAACAGTGGTTCTGGTGCTGGTACTATTAATGTAGACGATACTATAACAGGACTTAAAGTTTTCCGTGAAGATTTGTTTATCTTTTGTGAAACTCGTATATTTAAACTAAGCGGTACATCAAGTTCTAATTTTGCTATAGTTCCCGTTACACGTGATATTGGTTGTATAAATGGCGACACTATTCAGGAATTTGCTGGTGATCTTATTTTTCTTGGCCCTGACGGGTTGCGTACAATTGCAGGTACGGCAAGGATTGGTGACGTGGAGTTGGGAACTATAAGTTCTAACGTACAGTCTATATTTAATGATAACATTAGTAGCGCATCAGAATTTGACTCTATAGTTATTCCAGATAAAACACAGTATCGTATATTTTTTACAAAGTCTGGAACTGCTGAAACTGTAACCAAAGGTGTTATCTGTGTTCTTAAAGGTCAAAGGTTTGAGTTTTCAGAGCTACAAGGAATAAAGCCAGCAAGTACAGATCACTTTGTTTCTGCTGGTGATGTAATTGTTTTACACGGTGCTTACGAAACGGGCTATGTATACAGACAAGAATCGGGCAATACTTTTGACGGTACTGTAATATTTGGTAGATATAGAAGTCCTGACCTAACTTTGGCTGACCCCGGCATTAGAAAACATATGCAAAGGGTTATTATAAACTATAAACCTGAAGCTGCTATTAACTCTAACTTGCTTGTTAGATATGACTACGAGGCGGCAGACTCGTCAAGACCTGCAGCTTATCCACTAGACTCTGAAGATGTTGTTGCTATATATGGCACATCTGTGTACGGAACACCTATCTATGGTGGCGCATCACAACCTCTAGTGAGACAGTCTGTAGAGGGTTCAGGGTTTGCTATAGCATTACGAGTAGAAGACAGTGCTGAAACAGCACCGTACTCATTAAAAGGGTTTCAATTAGAATATCAGCTAGGAGAGAGAAGATAAATGGGTGACACGTATACTAGGCAGTCCTCCTATACTGACGGAGATGTTATTACTGCCGCACACACCAACAACGAGTTTAATCAGCTTCTTGCGGCGTTTGCTGCAAGCACAGGGCATACGCATGACGGCACTGCTGCTGAAGGTGGGCCTATTACTAAACTGCTTGGCAACACGTTAACCTTTGGTGCGGGTACTGCTGGCACAGATATTACTATTACCTTTGATGGTGAAACCAGTGACGGTGAATTAAAGTGGATGGAAGACGAAGACTACTTTGAGTTTTCGGATGACATACTTATTGCCAGCACAGAGAAACTACAGTTCCGTGATACAGCAATTTATATTAACTCAAGCACAGATGGGCAACTTGATCTTGTAGCAGATACAGAAATACAGATAGCTGCCACTACTATTGACATTAACGGTAACGTAGATATATCTGGCACACTTACTATTGGTAGTGCTGATATATCAGAGACAGAATTAGAAATACTTGATGGTGCAACAGTTACCACAACAGAACTAAATGTTCTTGATGGTGACACAACTGCCAGTTCTACAACTGTAGCTGACGCAGACCGTGTTGTATTTAATGATGCTGGAACTATGAAGCAGGTGGCGGTCACTGACTTAGCTGCCTATTTTGATGACGAAATTACAGCGATGCCTAATCTTGTTACAACGGGCGCACTTAACTCTGGCTCTATTACGTCTGGCTTTGGCACAATTGATACAGGTTCGTCTACCATTACTACAACTGGTTTGATTACAGGTGGATCACTTGATATTGATGATGTTTTAATTAATGGTTCAACTATTGGTCACACAGATGACACAGACCTAATGACTCTTTCTAACGGTGTATTGACTGTAGCTGGAGAGGTTGACGCTGTAAGTCTTGACGTATCGGGTGATGCAGATATTGATGGTACACTTGAAGCTGACGCAATCACAATTGCTGGTGTTACACTGGCTGAAACAATCTCTGATACTGTTGGTGCTATGGTTAGTTCCAACACTGAAACTGGTATATCTGTAACATATGATGACAGCGATAATACACTTGACTTTGTTCTTGGTACAGCACAGACAACTATTGAATCTGTAAAAAATACTAGTCTTGTAATCGGTAGGGATGACGACAATCTTATTAAGTTTGGAACAGACAATCAGATT